TGGTCATCGTTCAGGCATTCATTTACCTGTTCCGTGATCTTCATGTTGACGTTTCGAATACCTTTCTTAGGTTATTCGATCGGTGCATTGATTTCATTGATCTTCTTATCACTCGCCTTCGTTGATAAATCATCAATCGTGAGTTAGGGAGAGTCGCTTGAATGACCTTCAGAAGTCGCTTATCGTTTCGATCCTAGTCTTGGTTCCGACTTTTTGTCGCACCTTGTCCCCGGATCTATCGATAGCTTCTTCTTTGGCATTCTCTCGATAATCCTTTTCTCACTTTCGACGATGCTCTGTGTGTTCTGGTTCGTTATACGGCTGGTTTCCCTTATTCAGGGATTCCGTTTTCCTCCCAAAAGGAGGTAAACATGGCCTTTACTTATATCGGACCAGCTAAGTGGTTATCTCTTTTTCAGAGTAACCCCAGCGTCAGCGATTCTCCTGCTGCCTTAAATTCAGATTGGTTCTGGCTCGACCTTAAGGTAAATGGGCGGATCGTACTAGCTTCAGCTCGATCAGTCGATGCGGAGTTTCTCGCATCATTTGGCCAGGCTATCGCTGGTTACGTTCCTTCCCACTATCTTGGTCGTGTCAAGATCACCCTGAACTTTAAGGGTAGGACGCGAGCTGGATTTCTCACTGTTAGACTTCCTGTGTTCTTCGAGACACGACTTTCGAAGTCTTTTAAGACTTTGGTTTTCGTTATCGATCATCACCGGCTGTTTTCAGTGATGGCGAGGGCCAGAAGACTGGTCATCTCGCAGAGATTTGGTGGAAGTAGTGCCCACCTTATCCCGTATGGCTTCGGCTTCCCGAGGAATGCCCTATGAGTCGCATTAGTCCTCAGTCCGTCCGAACCGTGTTTGAGCGAGGTAGGGATCTAGGAGATGGTACGGGTTATCATGTTACAACCCCTCCACCTACCTATGAATCTTACAATCGCGTTTACACGGGCGTAAAGACTCCGAACTTTCGCAACTTAAAAGGGCGTCAGCTACCGGTTAATCCGTTTAGCATGACACTAACTCAGGTTGACGATTCGCAAGC